ACGGCCCAATCGAACTGCTGCCGCCAGCTTCCGGAGACGGTAAACCCACTCGCCGACGTGGAACTCAGGGCCGCGATGGCGGAGGGCTGGTAGTAATAACACTGCAGGTCGCAGTTCGGCGTCACTTTTTGAGGCGTCGCGGGCATGTCGCAGCTATAAGCGGATCGTGACCGTCAGATCCTGCCCCGGAAGAGTGTTCGCGCCGCCCGGCACCGAAGTCACGTCCAGATGAATCTGCGCGCCCACGGCGAGCGGCGCCAATCCAAATCCGTCCACGGTGGCGGAAACCGTTTGGCCGGCCGGGATGGTCAACGTCGCGAAAACCGTGCTTCCCGATCTCACCTGCGCCGTGACCGCCCCTCCGCTCGGAGCCTGCAGCACCGTTGCCGAGACGTCGCGTATGGCGTAAGTGCTCTCCATCACATAGGGCGGAACAGCGTCTGTCTGAACGCCGAGATAACCTTCGATCTGCAGCGTGATCTGCCCACCCGACATCGTCCGGATTCCTCCATCCGCCAGCGAAGCATACGAAAGCAACTCCACCGGACTATTGCCAAACGCGTTAGTCACGAAACATTCCGCGGCTCCGATGCGGACGTCCGGCAGATACATTGAGTATGTGTAGCTTCCGCTCGCGGACGACCCAAAGAAATCCTCGACGAAAGGAACCACCACGGTTTTCCGCCCCAGCGCATACACCGGAACGCCAGCCGAGTGCCCCGCAGCCGTGCTTCCGTGAGCTCCGCGCGTAACGGTCAGCGTAACGCCGCTGTTCGAAATCGCGGTCACCTGAACGATTTCGCTTTCGATCTGCACGAGGTCGTTCACTTGCGCCGTCGACGCTATGTTCAGTGTCAACGTGGTATCAGTGGCGAGCGCTGCATTCGCCAGCGTGACCGCCGACGGCGATTGCAGTTCGTCCCAGTAGAACATCGTTAGCGTGCCTGCCGAAATCGTATTGGTGTTCACCAGCGTGGTGAACGAGACGCCCACCAGTTCAACCGTTCCTTGCCCACCTGCGCCCAGCGCGAATACCGGCTGCGGCGGTACTGCGTTGTCCATGCCTGACCCTCCGATTTCAAAACTCGTGACGGGATTCAGCGCATACGCGCTTTCTTGATCCAGCGCATTTGCGGATCTCCCTGAAATCTCGACCCTCGATCCTCCGCGGTTCGGTGCTTGTATATGCGCCGGGCTTACCGCGGCGACTGCCCCGAACGTCCACGTCGACTCGGCGATCGTGAAATAGCTCGTCGTATCCGGCGTCACCGTCCACGCGGGCGTCACCGTAAGTGTGGATGCGTCGTTCGCCGTGATCGCCCTTTCCTGACCCGCTCCTGTCCCGCGCGTGATCCGCACCAGGGCGTTTTGAAAATTGTTCGGCGTCATGCCGAGCGCCGTGTTGGCGATCGTAGTGGCAGAGGCGCTGGTGACTGCGGCTTCCGGAGAAAGCTCCCAACGCCAATAGAAATTCGCATGGTCATAGTTCGGATCGGGAGGGCCTTGCAGTTGCGCGGCCACGCCCGTGTCTGTGTACGTACCGGCCAGAGCGACGTTCGACGCAATACGCAGCAGCGCGTTCGGATTGCTTCCCCGATAAACATTGAACGACGCGGTGCCCCCTGAGAAACTCATTCCGGTAATCTGTATTTCGTTCGTGTTCGTCCCGGACGGCGTATTTGCCATCACCACAAAAGACAAGCCGCTCTCGGTGCCAAAGGAATCGACGCCCGTTAGGGCGTAGTAAAATGCCTGTCCCCCGGCGAGCGTTCCGCCGGTTGTCGAGACCGTCGGATTCAGACGAACCAGAGGAATCGCCGCCCCCGAAGGCGAAGGACGTGCCGGCGGTGTGAACGAAACAGCAAGATCCACCGAGGTCGCCCCGTCCGCCGTTTCGATCGGCGTATCGACGACGCCGAATTGATCGATTCCGTTTGCGTCCATTAGGCTCCCGATCAACGGCCTCGGCAGTCCTCCCTGCGCCGCAGCAACGCCGCTTCCGCCTCCGGCGCCACCTGCGTCCGTGTACCACGCGTCGTCATGCCATTGCGCGGTCACCATCACGGTCTCATAGTTTTTCGCGGGCGCAAGCTTCACGACGCGGAAAGGCTGCCTCTGCAATCCCTCTTTGGCGTACGTGATCGTGATGATATCTCCTGGCTTCAGCCCAACTCCCTTGACCGTGGTTTCGAAATCGACGTACGTGTATCCCTGAATCGACTTGTTGAGCTGAAGCTGCAACATTCGCGTTGCCTGGCTGAAATTCGGAAGCCCGATCGCCGGATACACGGCCTTCACTTCGCGCGACGTGAGCAGCGCATCGTCCCCATCGACCAGCGACAGGCTGTCCTGCTGGTATCCGTTGAACTGGTCCTGAAATTCCACCGTCAGGCAGTTCGGCGTGTCCGCAATAATCCGCGACCACAAACGAATCGACGGATCGCCGTTCGGTTTCCGTAAAATTCCCGAATATGGCGCCGACGCGTCGCTGAATTCGTAGGCCGGCCATCCCCCATTCAGCATTTCCGTGCTATTGCTGTCCGCCGATTGCGTGGGCTGCTGAAGCGCCAGCGAATTCTCCATCGCAAGCGTCAGCAAGCCGCTACTCGCGAAATACAATAAGAGCGAAGATCCGTTGCGAATTCCTTTAATAATTTCTGCCGCGCTCCACGGCTCGTCGATAACGGCATTGCATTGGAAACGGGGAATGTTGACCGGATTGCCGTAAAGATCGGTGGTCGGGATCGTGGCCGCGCAGTACTGAGCGGCGTTAAAGAAACTCACCAGATCGATATCGCTCGTCAACCAACCGCTGCGCCGCAGAACGTCTAGCAACACCCATGCGGGATTGTTTGTAAACGACTCGCCCAGCGAATTGCCGTTCATGTCGAATTGCTCCAGATTCAGCCCGTTCACTAATACTTCAATGCTCGGAAGCGCCTGCCCGTTGCTGATCTGGTTGGGTACCACGACGCTCATCATCGCCATGCTGCCGTACGGGTCGCCGAGCGGCGCGCCCGACGCGTCGGTGAAGTCCATATTGAAAGCGCCGTTCCGCGTGCCATACGTCACGACGTTGTACCAGCCCGTCGCTGTCATGTTGACTCCGGCCTGCCCCTGCGGAATCGCGATGCCGTTTACGAGAACCGTCAATATGCTGTTTATTTGCCCGGCGCCGAGCAGCACTTCGAGGTGAGTGAGATTTCCATCATTGCGCGCGAATACGATCGGCGGCGCATACCAAGCGGTGCCGTAAACGAGCGGAACGTAGTCGTTGTAGCGCGCCTCGTTGTCGAGGATTGCCGAAAGTTGCGTCCCCTTCTCTCCGAAGCTCCGCACCAGGATTTGCGCCGGCACAAACTCGAGGCCGCCAAACCGGCTCGTCGTGTTCCCCGATGAGTCGCTCGAGAACATCCCCCGCTCCACGCACGACGCCCGCGTGTAGTCGCAGTTCGCGTAGGCGGCGCCGCTGTTCAGGTTCCCGACGCCGCCGGATTGGTCCGCCGAGTAGCCGCATTTGTATAGCGCCGAATACTTGCCCTGAGCCCCGCCGGTCATCGCTTGCTGCCGCTGCGGACCCGTGGTGGGGAACATCCACGGACATTGCCTCTCGATTTGAATATCCGGCAGGATCACGCGCTGCATATTCCACTGCGTGCCGATCGTCAGCCGGAAGGCGTTTTGCGTAATCTCATCCGGCGGATTGGCCATGCCCCGAAAGATGACACGCGTCTCGGAAGCCGGCGCGTTTGCAATCAGGTCGTAGAACACCACTTGAACGGTGACCGCCGAACCTTTGAAACCGACTTCTCTTTCAATCTGCGAATAGTGCGAATCGGCGTTAGCCAGTGTGACGGAGATCTTCTGCGCGCGATCCAGCCCATCCTCACTCGACGATTGCAGCGTAAACAGATTGTGCTGCAGCAGCCTCGCAAGATACGCGTTTCCCGCTACGGTGACTGCATGCGTACTCCAGCGCTCCGTCGTGCCGGAGGGTAAAACGCAATCGAACAGAAACAACGGCGTCGGCGGCGTCGTCTGCTCTTTGAGTTGGTAGATGGTCGGCATTTCCTAGTTTTGCGGGCTCACGATTCGAATGAGCGCGTCATAAACGTCCGTGCCTTGCGCCGTGAAGACCAGTGGATCGGCAGCGAATCGGGCCTGCGAATAGACGCCGCCGCCGCCCGTCATCTTGTAATCCGAAGCGGCAAGCTGCGCTTCGACCTGCAGGCCGAATAAATCCGCCGAACCTCCCGCCGGAAGCTCAACTCCGAATGCCACGTTCGTCGCAGCCGAAGAGCCTGCGCCAGCCGCGAGCACCACGCGATTCCAAACGGCCGTCGCCGGAACCACGGATGTGCTCGCGCCCGCAGTCAGCGTCACGCTCGACCCGGCGGAGCTCCGCACCCATGCGCTCAAGCAATATTGGAAGCTTCCCGGCACCGCCAGCGTCTGCTGTACGCCGCCCGTGTTTTGTCCTCCATTGGTCACCGTGGTCGCCCGCGTCGTACCGAGCGGATCCGCTACTCCGGGCGTCAACTGCACCAACGCTCCCGTTGTCCAGGCAGCGGACGATAACAGTTCGCTGTCTGCGAGCAGGTTATCGGTCGGATCCAGAAACGTGAACGTCTGCCACGATCCCGACACTTGCTCATATAGACTTTCGACACTGTTCCACTCCGCGGCCGTTAGACCCTTGGCGTATAGATCCCATTCGACAAGCGCACCGTCGTTGTCGGCAAATACATCTCGTGTTCCGTCGCCGAGAACGTTGACAACGCTTCGCATGCGTTGTCGCTTCACCACCGGATAAAGCGCCGATGCTGCTGTGACAAATTGTGGAAATACGAGCATCAGTTGCGGTTCTCCCTGATAACCGTCACGGCCGCTCCCCCGCCGCCCGCCCCCGCGTATTCAAACAATCCCGTGTCAGTGTCGAAACTGCAGCTCGGACACACTGTTCCATCGAATGGATCGGTGAACGAGAACGTGCCGTACTGCCCGCCCTGCGCAACGAAAAATTGTTCCAAAGCCGCCAATTCTCCTTCGTCGAGCAGATCCATACGGATCGTCCACCGCCGCAGCGGCGATCCGTAATGCGCGAATCGCTGTTCGCTGCCATCCAGAAAACGATACATGGCCGTCGAGAATTGCCGAGTTCTGTCCGACGGATATTGAGCAAACGCTCCCGTTTTTAACGCTGGAAAATTTGCCACCTTACACCTGCCGGATCACGTCGTTCAAGACGGTGCTTTCGAGCATCGCCTGGCGGACCGCCGCCGCGATGTCCTGGCTGCGGTCCAAGAACGACTGGCTATCCATTGCCTGCACCTGCACCGTGATCTGCGGCGAGCTTTGCGATGAACTCGAACTCGCGCTTGGACTGGTCATGGCTCTCGGAAGATTTCCTTCGGTCGAATCCGTGGCGAATGCCGTTCCACCACCCGCCGCACTGAATCCCGCGTCCAATTGAATCGGAAGCGGCTGCATATAGGGCACCGGCGAGCTGGGCGCGCTGCTTCCCCCGCCGCTGAACAAACCCGCGATGTCCGACATCATCGAGCTAATTCCCAACCCGCCCGCCAGTGCGCCACCAATCGCACCGAAAATGCCGATGCCTTCCCGGCTGCTGTTCGGAGCCGATTGCGTGCTCTGCATTGCCCGCACCGATTCCGCGAGCAGATTCTCATTGATCGCGTTCAATGCTTGCAATTGTTGCGCAACGCCGGTCGCGTCCAGTCCGTTCGTCACTGCGTCAAAAGGATTCGCCATTCACCAATTCCCGCCATTCTTGTTCCAGCGCCAGGAATGCATCTGCTTCCCGCGATTCGCGCCCCATTAGGTCCCCGCCGCCGGCCGCTTTCCACATCACGAAGCGCTCCACTAACTCGACACTCCGCGGCGTGATCACCGATTTCGGGCATTCATCCGACCACGCCCGGCCTCTTGCCCATACAACCCGCTTTGCTCCCCGCGCACTTGCGGGAAGCCATCCGCAGCGCCGCGATGCTTCCAGTGCCTGCCGTCTGCATTGCTCGCACGTCCACCCGGCCTGCTCACCTCGAAGAAAATGGAATGCGACAGTCAGTTTTTTCTTTCAGCGGCGCCGAGCGCCCACTCCGCTTTCACTCGCCCCAGGATCTCGCTGGCCAGGTCGATGGGGCCTTTTTCGATCAACGCCGCCGGATCTGCTGCCGCGCCGTCAATCGAAAGTCCCGCGATTGCAATCAATCCCCACTCCAGGTACGCTCGATCGATCTCGGCGCTCAAAACCGCCGCTTCTAACTTCTCGCGAGGATCGTCGCCCGCGGAGAGAAATTCCACCTTGCGTCCGATTTCCCTCATCCGGCGCGCCAGCTCCATCCGTCTTCCAAAGGAAATCCGCGCCACCGCGTACCGCACGCCCGCCACCGCTTCGGCGTCGAACCACGAAACGCTTTCGTATTGGGGAGCACATTTACCCAAAGGCGACATAAAGCTCGTTTTCCGCCGTTCCCTGCGCACGGCTATTTCTGAACCGCCACTGCAGCCGCGTCTCGCGGTCGTCGAATTCCGGCACTTCTGGAATCATCGCGGGCATGTAGGCTCCGAACAGTTGCCCGCTTTGCTGGCCTAACTGCAACATCACGCCGATGGGCGACCTCTGCCGCGCCGCCTGATACAGTGCAGCCGTTTGCTGGTCGGCCATTTCGAACAAGCTGAAATCCAGCCGCACCGCTCTCGTCCCGGCGGCAATGCACCGTGCGTAATCGCTGCCGAACTCCCGGACCCGCAATT